CTTATCTTGTTTTGTAGGTTCAATAATGATTCAGTAGTTGCTTTCTGTATAGTATCTGGAACATTGGCGTATAAAGCCCTTACATGTTTTGCCGCATCTTGCTTTGTGGCATGGCAAGCAACCATCTCGCCTGTGTCTGGCTTGATTACGGCAAATCCAGAGCAACCTTCAATATCGGTAGCGACTTTGTATGGCATGGGGATTATTCTACCTGTCTTGCTCTTTAGGTTCGGTTTCTACATTATCGGTGGGTTTCTCCGCATTATCGGTGTCTACCTCGTTATTTATTATCAGGTCGCTGGATTTAACGCCCATTCGCATTATGTCTAGTTTCATCTGTTTATCTTAACTTTCACATACCGAGCGTTTTCTTTATCTACCACATTAGTTACTTCCATTTTCAACCCTCTTGGTAAAGTGACTTCGTTCAAGCGAGTGAAGCCCGCAATCTCTACCATCATAGGGTCTTCTTGAATTATATCGTAGCCAAATAGTTTGCTTGAAACCACATCAGATGCTAAGGCTGGTTGCCCAAAGGGAACATCTATCTCCAATACTACTGGCTTACCTTCAATAACTGTTGAATTAGCAAAGGCTTCCGCTACTGCTGGATTAGGGCTAGTGCTTGAATAACCATTTTCAAGAATTGTGTCTCCTACTTTCAATTGCGTAAATCGCCCATCAGTATCTGACACTCCACGATAAACAGTTGTGTTGTATTGAAAACCAGCACCTGCTATAACTCCGTCAAGAGTTCCAATTATCGCCTCGTCTTCTGCGGAAATAGAACTTTTTCCTCCACGCAGAAAACTATTTATATCTTCATAAGTTCCTTCTGCCTGATATCCTGCTACTGACTTCATTTGTTCTTCCGAAAGTGTTTCAACATAAGCATCTTGGTCTTCTTTAAGGGCTGCGTGTATTTCATTGTCTTGTCCTGCTGTGAAAGTTCGTGAAGGCACGGAAGAACGACCACCGCCCCTGCCTCCCGCATGACTTTGCTGGTTATGTTTTCCGGGAGCATGTTTTTCTAAATAATTTTTCTCAAATCGCATTAGAACTGGCATCGCTATTTCTGTTTCCCTAATCTCACTTGGCTCAATAGTGCTAATCACCCAATACCCCCTTATTTTCTGTTGAACCTATTGTGAATTTTAACAAATTGGCTTGTTGATTAAAACCTTCTGCGTCTAGTAAAGCAACCCAAGTTGAATACCATCTAAGGCTATGACCACCACCTGCTCTTCCTCTTTGTGGTGTATTTTCTTTTAGTTTCCAACTACCTTCCATCATATGTGCTGCTTCATGTAATAATGAAATTTTAGTTGTGCCACGACTTCTAACTATAAATACTGGTATATCTTTATCTTTAAATGGACTATCGCTCGGTAATTTATTGGTTAATCCTGCTGCCACTGCTGCCTCTATTGACTTGCCCTTAAATTGCTTATCTCCATCACTACTGGTAGAAAATACTCTATTGCCATAACCATACTTGTTTAATACTTCTGTCATATAATCATCACACTCGTCTGGTGTTAGTAAAACTTGATCCTTGTTCAAATTATCAAATACTAAACCTGCTCCTCTTTCTATATTCTGATTATCAACACCATCTTCATCGTCAATCCAATTTACATTTTCCCAAAGATTGTAAGTTTTACCATTTGGAAGTGTGGCTGTTCCTGCTGGTTTATTTATATCTATATTCTTTGGTCCTGCCCCACCACTACCGCCTCTGCGTCCGTGAGTTTTTTGATCGTGTTTGCCGGGAGCATGTTTCACTAACCACCAAGACTCTGCTTCTTTTCTTAATTTAGTTCCCAGTCTTGAAGCCCTACCATTACAAGAGCGACATAAAACTCTTAGATTCTTTCGGTCATATTTGGCTCCACCATCTTTCAATCTTTTCTTATGATCAACTGTTAAGTCTGATTTACTACCGCATCTTTGGCACTTGCCTATTCTTCTTTTCATTTCATTTGCTATTTTGCGCCATCTATAATCGTAGTTGCGCCAAGTTTCTTCGCCGTCAGCAAATCGATAATATCTTTTTTCAACAACCTTCTCAAAGACTGGGTCTGCTGGCACAATAACTGCTGTACATCTACAGTTTGGGTGATTAGTTGGCATAACATCACCAGTAGGAAATGCTTCTTCCCAGTCAATAGTGAGATTGTGTAATGGTCCACAAACAGAGCAAACTCTTTCATCTCTTGTGGTTTTCCATCTTTTTTGACTACCAGTAGGTAATAATCCTTGAGCGTCTGCTTCTACCCAAGAAAGATAGCGACCAGCATTGGCAGCATTAACAGTTTCCGTTCTGGCAATCCTTGTAGCCCTCTGAACTAACAGTCTATCTCGATATTCCTTACTTAACTTAGTTACTATTTTAACAGCCTCTTCATAACCATAACCTTCTTCTAATAAATCGTTAAGATTCTTCTCATAGAAATTACCTAGTGCTTTTGCTTGCCGAGCATCTAATCCTACAATTTTAGTTATTCTGTCTATTACTTCTTCTCTTTTAAGTTGTGTCTTTAGACTTCTAACAATAGTTTCTGCTACTGCTTTCTGTGTTTCTTTAGTGATGCCAAGTATTCTTGCTCCTGCTCTTTTCTGCGCCCATGCTATTGCTCTTGGATCTTGAGCAGTAAATGAAGATTCAACTCTTATTCTTTTGGGTAAACTCTTGGCACTGATATTTGCAGATGACGCAACTTGTTGTGCTAACTTTGGAACTGTTTTATCTAGCGAGGTAATAAAGTCTTGCCACCGAAATGCGATAGCAGCGTCCATTGGGTTACCTGCTTCAACTGCTTCTCTTATTGTTCTTAATACTGAAGAATTATCTAAGTCTTTGGGCATGGAAGATAAAGCCTTGTAGTAAATATCATATATTTCTTGCTCGTATTTATTTAATTTTGCGGTTGGGCTGCGAAGAACTGGGTCGTTTCTTTTTCTTGCCTTGGTAATAAATGGCATAACTAATAACGCTCTGCGTTTCTAGTCGTCATCGCCATCGTATGGTTCTTTTGTGTCTAACGCTGGCTCTTCGCTACCTCTATCTGCTTCTGGCTCTTCAGTTTCTTGTCCAAAGTCTAAATCATTATCTTTGCGACTAGCCATAGGTAGACCACCAAGACCTCGTAGATACTCTTCCATATCTTCATCTGGAGTGATTACGCCAGCAGTTGTTAGTTTGGCTACATAATCTGCTATCTCGGTCAAATCAACATGGCTGACATCTGAATAGGTTAATTCAGGAGTGCTTCCAATTTTCATACCATTCATTTTAAGTAAGCGAGGTATGGCGTGATAGTTAATTGTTTCGGCAATAGATTTACAGATAGCCTCAACTGCCATTGTCCATAAATCAATCTTGCTGCTACCCAAAGCAAATGAACCAACTCTTTCATGACCTAATAAAATAAAGTCTGATAAAACAGACATGGCAATTCTTTGGTCATATCTTGATATAACTTTATCTGTATCAAATTGCCTTGACCCACCAGAGTTGAGTAACTCTAGCGAAAACATCTTATTACCTCTGTCGTCAAATACTAATGGAAATACAACACCTTCTTGTTCATTTCTTTTTACATTTTGAACAATGCTAACAATACTGTCTTTTACTGCTTGTTGGTCTGCTGTTGCGGTAGAACTTAAATATTCTGGTGGCATGTAAGCAATAGGTAGTCCTGCTAAATCTCTTTCAATACCTATGGCTTCCATTTCCTCAATGCGTCTCTTAAAATACCATGGGCGATAAGCAGTTCTTAATAATGATTTACCTTCTGGATTATTCTTTGTTGTTGTTGTTCTGAACAGTAATGCTTTGTCGATAGGTATTCTATGTATGCCAGCACCATAGGGATCGATCTGTTCAAATCCTTGAATACCACCATCAACATCAAACAGCCAGTTGTTATGTGTCTCTTGTGCTCTAATTGGCCATTTACGCCAACCTATTTTTCCGTCACTAAAATTTGATTTACGAGTAGGGTCATCTGTCGCCATACCATCTCGTATTTTGTAAACTATTTCATGGTAAGCATATCCATAAACTAACATAGATAAAATTGAAGATATAGTGCTATCCCATGAATCGCTCATGTCATACAAGCACTGCTCTATGAACTCTGCTGTTTCCCTATCTTCTTCCTTATCGCTGACTGGCTCAACAGTCCATTCAAGTCTTAGAATAATCTTTTCTATAGCATAAAGAATTGAACCAATGACTGGGTCGTTCTCAGACATTTCGCGATAAACTTTTGCACCACGACGACCACGAAGCGATACTAAAAACTCTTCATATACTGTGCCACCAGTTCTTCTTAAACCAGTGGTACCGATTTCAGTTAAATCCGGTCTCTTTGGCATTTATATTTTACCTATCCGTATCGTCAGTAATATCATCAAAGTCATCTTCTCTTACTACCATCTTACTCGTTATGTAGAGTGCTTGGTTTTCAGTAAAGCCAGCGGACATTAGTGAAATAAACATTTCATGAAGTGCTGTTGCTAATTGCGCTAATGGGCTAAAAGAGTTATCACCCACACGAAAATCAGTCATCATTCACCTCATCTACTCCATCATTATACTCACCTGTTCCTACTTTACCCCGAAGTGAGGGCGAAAACAAAGCATCAATATATATTGGTTCGGCTTTTATTTTCAGTTTCCTGCGCATATTGCTTCTTTCTCTCTCTGTCTTCCCGCCCCATATGCCTGTTACATCAGTCTGTAATGCATAATCTAAGCATTCTTTCACCCAAGGGCATTTTGAACAAAGTGTTTTTGCTAATCTACCTGTCTGTCTTTCTGCGGTAGGAAACCAGACATCTGGATATGTTTGTGCACATATTTGAGAACCATCAAAGTTTGGATAGCGAATGGACAAAGTTCATACCAATTCTGGCTGCTTGACTTTTATAGCATCAACCTCACGGCTGTATTTCTCCAGCGAGGTGGCTAGTGATGCTGCCGTTAATAAACTCTCTATTTCTTTTATCTCATCATCTGAATAAGACAGCATTCTTTCGCGAGTGCGCCTTAATGCTCTATCGAGTTCTTTGATGATAATTGTGCTCATATCTAATAGTGTAAGGCATAAAGTCCTGATACTCTAACTGCCTACACAAAGGAGAACAAATGTTCGAATACTTAGCCAAAGTGGAAAAAGTTGTTGATGGCGATACAATTGATATTGCTATTGACTTAGGCTTTAAGTTGCACTACAAAACTAGAGTTAGACTAGCAGGCATAGACACAGCAGAAAAGAATACCGATTTAGGTAAGCAGACTAAAGAGTATGTCAGGGTCGCTTTAGAGGGTAAATCCTTTAGAATTAAAACAACCAAGCCAGACAAGTATGGTCGTATCTTAGGTGAATTGTTCCTACCTGACAATACAAGTTTCAATAAAAGTTTGATTGAAAAAGGGCTAGCAAAGTCTTATGATGGGGGTACTAAAACTGTCTGGACGGAGACTGAACTCAATGCTGAAAAAACTATTATCCCAAAATAGCGAACTCCGCCCTGACGGAATCTTTAATTGGAGTTTGCCTGCCTTCGCCATAAAGTTGAGTGACGGAACTAATTTTAATGTTTGTCCTGCTGCTGGGGCTTGTGCTTCTTTCTGTTATGCTAGAAATGGAACCTACTTATTCAGTAATGTAAGAGGACGTCATATTAAAAACTTAGAGTATGTTCTCTATCATCTTGACGAGTGGAAGTCTCAGATGCTATCTGAGGTTCAACATAAAAATATGAAGGGTAAGCATATCCGTATTCATGACGCTGGTGACTTTTTCAGTGATGAGTATTTATTGGCTTGGCTTGATATTGCTAACTTAACACCCGAGGTTACCTTCTATTGCTACACCAAAGAAGTAAATCGTTTCAAGCGTTTGGTTGAACCTAACTGCCCTACTAATTTTCGATACCTATATTCAATGGGTGGTAAAGAAGACCATTTAGTAGATAAAGAAAACGACCGTCACGCTGATGTATTCCCTGATGACGCGGCTATCTTAGATGCTGGCTATATGAACCAAGATGCTTCCGATTTACTTGCTATCACTTTACCTACTAACAAAATAGGCATACCTGCTAACAACATTAAGCACTTTAATAAGAAAATGCAACGAAGGACTTTCTCTGAATTACAAACAGAAAGAGATAGCGCTAAAGCCAATAAACTGGCGGCTAAATGAAAATCGAGTTCATTCCAGCAAGTCAGCAAGTACAAGACATTACTGAATCACCAGTGCCTGCAAAAACAGTTATTCCTGATTGGTATAAAAAAATAATGCCCAATCGTGATAATCCAAATATCAAAGCCTGTCCGCCGTTTTTAGAGTCTTTAACTCATGGATACATACAAAAGACTTGGGCTGATATTTATGTAAAAGAAACAAGTGACGGCATAACTATCGATGCGAGCCATCAACAGAACATTGTGAATTATCGAGAACCAAATGACTTGCCTGAAATGCATGGATACTTACATTTTCAATTTCTTTGGAATTCTGTATGGTCTCCAGTTTTTCCTCCTAATTTTTCAGGAATAGTTTGTCACCCACTCAATCGAATTGACTTGCCTTTTTATACTTTTTCAGGCGTGGTTGAGTATGATGAATTCCAACATGTCCCTCATGGCAACCTTCCTTTCTACCTAAAAAAAGATTTCACAGGATTGATACCGAAAGGAACACCGATGTATCAACTTATTCCTTTTGCTAGAGAAAATTGGGAGGCTTCAAATCGACAATTCAATCAAGAATTTTGGGACAAGCGCATGGCAGAAAAAGCCCCTGACCCTCATAATTTTTACAAAAAAAATATCTGGAAGAAAAAAGAATTTGAAAAGGAGAATTTATGATATTTCATAAGCATTTACTAATGAACACTAAAGTAAATAATCCGATGAAGTCTGAAGACGAAGCAATCGAGTTCTTGACCGAGTTAGTTAAAACGATAGATATGAAAATTATCAAAGGTCCTTTCGCCTCCTATGTAGATGTTGAAGGCAACCGAGGACTAACCGCCATAGTTATGATTGAAACTAGCCATGTCGCCTTTCATATTTGGGACGAACCATCTCCAGCCCTTTTACAATTCGACCTCTATACTTGCGGAGTGCTGAATCATAAAGCAGTACTTGAAACGATTAAATCTAAGTTTGCGGTTGTTCAATACGATTATGTGCTATTAGACCGAGAAAACGGATTTGTTACCGAGGAGCATGGGTTCGAATAATGGTTACTTGGGTAGCCCTGATATTAAGTTTTTTTGCTTTCAGTTTTGCTTTCGCGGCTTTTGTATTCGCGACTTTTATTTATTTTAGGGGACCTAAAGTAAGACCATTAGACCCTGATGAACTATTTGATTTACTCTTAGAGCAAAATGACGCCGACATTGTCTTCCGAGAAAAACCTTTTGACAACTAAATTTATTGTTCTGAACGTAACAAAAATCCTTGTATTGTGATCCTAAGTTCATTAGTGGCGGTAACAGGCGTAGTTCCATGCATCAAAGAACCTTCATTGTAAACTAAAGTGTTAAACTTTGGTTCAATCACTTTCAAGTCTTTCGAAATTTCATCTTGCCATATAAACAAACCGCCGTGATTAAACTGCCAATTTTTGTTCAAATAAATAGTGATGGCTTGCTTGGCATGACCATCTCCATGCCAATTGATCCAAGACCCCTTAGGCCATACATAAATCATTAACTTAAAATCTTTCAGAAGGCTTTGAAGAGTTTCTTTTTCAAATAGTCCGGTATTTTTTAAGAGAGGAATAATTTTGCTTCGCAGATAGAGCGGCATTTCATAGGCAATAACAGGTGTTGATTCTGTTATTAAATCTGAATGCCAACGAAAGTTAGTCCAAGTAGTTATTTTTACTTCTTCTTCAGTTAAGTCTAATCCCCGCGTTAATCTATAACCTAAACCACCAATTTCATGACAAAGTTCCTCAGGCAATATATTTCCGATAATTTTCATTTAATGTCTCCACCATTTATGCGCCACAAAAATAATATACAAATTTAAGAATTGAAAAGTAATACTCTTGTCCCAATTATGGTATTGAATTGAAATACCCCAGTTGTCTGTAACACCCTTAAATACTCGCATTTTCATCTCTTTCTACTATAGTTTTCGTATCAACAAAATATACCGCATCTAGACTACTTCTGTTCAAGGTTTGTACTGCCTCTTTTTTAGTTTGAACTAAAGGCTCTCCAGCAAGGTTGAAACTTGTATTAAGAAGCATAGGGCAGCCAGTTTTTTCAAAGAAGCATTTTAGTAAGTCAAAAAGAAAGCCCTCTTTAACTGTTTGTATCCTACTAGTGTTATCTACATGAATAATTCCGGGCACTAAATCTATTGTTTCCGCTTTAGCGTCAAAATTGATAGTCATATATTCTGATGAAGTAAGTCCTAAAGTATCAAAATACTTATCAAATTCAGACTCTAATATAACTCCAGCGAAAGGTCGATACCATTCCCTTTTTTTTATCTTGTTAACGATTTCTTTACAGTCTGTATTTCTTGGGTCAAAAAGAATCGACCTGTGCCCTAACGCCCTTGGACCAGCCTCAGGACTGCCATCAAAAATGGCTAAACTCTTTTGGTTGATTAACAAGTCCACTAAATGTTCTATATTTGACACTCTTTTACCAAAAGTTCTAAGGTCTAAGTCATAAAAATGAAAAAAGTTATCCTTAGACTTTTTCGGCTTCTTGCCAGTTTCTAAAACATATTTCATCATAGCCGCTCCGATAGGCACACCTGTATCGTCTGCTACTGGTTCAAAATGGAAAGTAACATCTTTTAAGTTTTTTAGATAGAAATTATTAGCAACTACATTTAATCCATAACCCCCAACGAGGCAAACATTGCGGACCTCAGTTTGCTCTACATGATATTTAATTAACTCTAGCACCGCTTCTTGGGTATCAATTTGAACTTGTTTAGCCAAATTCGCATATTTTAAGTAGTTTTGATTATTTATATCTTTAGTTATTTTGTCTTCTTTATTAAAGAAACAAACAGGGTCTGAATCAGTAAATAGTTCAGCCCTCGCAACGGCGTTATGAAACAGTTTGTGGTTTTCATTGTAAGTCCCATAAGAAGAAAGACCCATAGTTTTGCCATTTTCTAAAGGATTTTGCCCTATCATCGTCGTGGCTGCTTCATAGACTTTGACGATGCTTAAAAAGTTGTTGAGAGTAATTTTTGTATCAGGGTAAAGACTTTCTAAAGACTTTACAGCGTTTCGCCTGCTTAGAGAGATATTAGGCAGAAACCAAAAGTTTTTTTGTAAAGGTTTAAGAAAGTTATCTTTGTCGCATAGATATACAGACTCTGACTCTCTAGCCACTTCTTCATTCTCAACAAACAAGATGGAGCCGTTTCGGTCAATTACGAAAACTAAGCAACTTTCAAATCCGCTATTGAAGTAGGCAAGGCTGGCATGTGATTGATGATGAGTCAGCGCTGAAAAATTTTCTAAAGATATGTTAAATATCTTTTCAATGTAGCACCGATAAACTGTTTCAATACCGTATTCATTATTATCGGGAACTGTGTAAAGCGCATGGTCTATCGGCCCTACTAAATTTTCTTTTAATAATTCTAAGGCTTTGAAAGGGTGCTTATCTCTTTTTTTTCTAGAAATTCTTTCTTCTTTACAAAAAAATTCAATTTCGCCGTTATTCAATACACATACGGAACTATCATGGGCTATATTAAATGCCAGTATTCTCACTACGATTCCTCGCGCTGGGGTAACTACTTCCTTTTATTTTTACTCGTTCTTTACAAGTAGAACAATATCCAATAAATCCCATAATTACAATCTTGGTATAGACCAGTCATTGACTTGCGTTAAAGATAAAGGAACAGTTCCAGATATCATTTGATAGTTTCCACTTAGTTCTGTTAGCGCCCAAACTAAAGCATCTAATCTGTCTGGAGATTTTCTAGAATCCGGTGTCCATAAAACCATTTGGTCTTCTAATTGTGGGAATCCACCGACATGATGAACTTTACCTTGCTCATAAAGTGCTGATATAGGTTCTGCTCTTGTGGTCTTATTTCTTGTGGCGTGAACTTTTTTTACTGGTGCATTTCTATCTACTTGTTGGATAACCATAGCCACCATATCTCCACCATTATTTACTTCTGCAACTATTCTATCTGCTCGCCATTTAGTGTATGCTTGTAATGCTCTTTTACTCCATTCATTAGGTGTTGCTCTTAATGTGTCGTCTGCCAAAACATAGAAGTTCTTATCTACACCAAGACCGCAGGTAATAATTCCAGTTTCATCAGAGTTTTCACCACCCGTTACCGCAGGGTCTACACCTACAACAACTCTAGTTAGTCTAGGTAATTCATCAATACTTATTCGACTATCTTCTATCCAGTTTCTTATCCATAATGCTCCTTCAGCCTGTTCAAGTATTTCACCATAAAGTTCTTGTCGCCCAGTTCTAGTTCCTTCATATCGGCTTCTTAATTCTTTTAGTGCATTCCCTGAAAGGTTCTTAGCATTATCAAATGTGCTACCTCTTGTTAAGTTTATTGAGCCGTCTGTTCTGCTAACCCACTCACGAAGCAACCTTATTGGTTTGGGTGTAGTGGTCACTACTACTCTTGGTCTTTCACCAATACGCAATGCTGGTGCTAATCCTTCTGTCCATGATTCGTATGGATATTGCCATGATGCTAATTCGTCTAGCCAAGCACCTGAAAGGTTAAGACCACGACCTGCATCTGGAGAGTCTGCACCAAAAGTATGTATTCTTGCTCCACCAGTGAAATCAATTTTGTGTGAAGATTTATTGTAGATATAATCCTTTTCGTTCTGTAATCCATTGTGTTGTAGTGCTTTTAGTAATCCGCTT